CCCCGGCGCGAATCTTCGCGGCCTTCGCCTCGATTTCGGTGTTGTACGACGCCTGCCGACCATTCGGGTCGGTGTAGACGTACATGACCTTGCTGTTCTTCTTCCCGCAGGCGCACGCCATAGGTCAGTTCCTCTCGATCCTCGCGGCCAGCGCTTCCATGCGGGACTTCGGGTCCTTCCCGAGACGCTGGGCCAACTTCTCCATCTTCGTCTTGTTCGCCTGACGTGCCACGTACTCGTCAATGGCTGCCTTGACGATGGTGGTGATGTCCCTGTCATTGTCGACTGACAAGTTGTCAGCCGGGGCAATGATGCCGGAAGCCACCAGCGCGGTCTGCCGTCCACCCGACGCGGCGATCTGGGTGCGGGGGATCGGGAAACCGGGGACGTTCACCGCGAGGGCGGCGACGAGTTCCAGATGCCCACCGATGGTGCGCCAGTCACCGGACAGGGCGGCAGCGCGCAGCGCGTAGATGTCCGACTCTGAGGTTCCGGGCCGAACAGCGCCAGCAACCCAGATTCCGAACTCGTCGTCACCGACCGCAACATCGGCTGCGACCGAGCCGGTGTTGTCGTAGTGCGCCATCGCCTTCGCCGCCGAGGCGTGCGGTCCAGCGTGACCGGTGCCGAGGGTGATCTGCCCTACCGGGACCTCGCCCTTGTCGGTCAGGACAGCGCCGGTCTTGAAGTAGGCGTACCCGGACGGCGACGGCGGGGCGACGGTACAGGCGGACTCGCCGAACCCGATGTGGCACTCCCCCCACGCGGCGAGGTGACCGAACACGCGCCCTTCCTCGGTGACCACGATGGGTGACGGGCCGATCAGGTTGGGGTCCTCGAACCATTCAGCCGGGGGCCGGGACCCCGACGCCACGAGCGAGGAGAGCCGAACAGCAGGAGCCGTTGCGGACGCCGTGTCGACGGTGCGGTTCGCGAGGTGCTGCCCCGGCCAGAAGCCGAGAGCGTCGTAGTGTCGGTTGGCGCAGTAACCGGAGAGGTACTGCGGCTTCACGTACTTCGCGAGGTTGGTGCGGCACCTGTTGAAGTCGCCACCGGCACCCCAGCCGATCTTCGCTGCGCCGGGGCCGCGCACCCAGTAGTCGCGCAGGCGATCCGTGTCGACGGGGTGGGTGAGCCAGCCGGGGCCGTCCTCGGTGATGCCGGGTGCGAGGTCCTTGAACTCCTCCACGTCAGCGGAAGCAGCGACCTCCGCGACGTCGGACTTGTCCGCAACCATCGCCGCGTCGGACTCGTGACCGAGGAACACCATGGCCTCCGCGAAGGCAGGAATCGCGCACAGGGTCGCACCGCAGATGCGCCCGTCCGTGAATGCCATGACCTCCCGGTGCGGGTCGACAGCCGGGTCGGACAGGTCCAGTTCGTTCCCCTCGCGGTCGCGCACCGTCATGGTGGCGTCATCCACGTCGACGGAGACACCGCGCAGGCCACCCTCGGCCATGATGCCGATGACCTCATCCGCCTCCGGGGTGGTGAGCATGACACCGCTGGCTCGCACGAGGTTCCCGTCACGCCAGATGTTGTCGATGCGACCCACGATGACGGACCCGTCGTGACCCGGCATCGACGTCTTTTGCCACGCCAGAGGCAGGGGCAGGTCTCGCCAGCGCAGCGCCTCAGCGGTGAACATGCGCCCGTCGCCGGACAGGGTGTCCTCGGGGGCGAGGACGCCATGCCACGGGATCGTCTCGTCCTCGGTCTGCGGAGCAGCGTCCTCCATGACCTCGGCTGTCTCGTCAGTGCTCATGTCGTCCTCTCCGAACGTCGTTTGCGTCAAAGGTGCCACATCGGAGTCGCCCGCTGCGGTCATTGACTCCTCTTCGCGGCGGTCAATGCCGAGGATGCACCGGCAGTTGATCCACAGCGCGACAGGTGCGGAGACGTCGCCGGGGCCGGTCATCTGTGTCCCGTCGACCTCGAACCTTTCGTTCAGGCCGACTGCCTGCCCGTCGAGGGCGCGGTGTGACTGGCGCACCCGGTCGTCGTGCATGGTGATCCACACCTTCACCAGTCCGGACGCTTCATCGTCGGCTCGTGCAGCGGCGAGCGTGCCAGCGTTGATCGCTGCCGTGGCCAGTGAGGCGGCGATGTACTGCACTGCCGCACCCAGCGTGATGGCGGTGTGGCGCTGCGTCTGTTCGAGGGACTCACGCAGGTCGGCTGCCAGTTTCGACAGTGCAGCCCGCAGTTCCGGCGATGACCGGCGACCGGTCTCGTTGAAGTAGGTCGTGCGTGCCAGTGCCAGCGTCCTGCGGATGACGGAGTCCCACTGGCCGTCTGCGCCGTGGTGGCGCAGTGCGTACCGCACCGACCCGTACAGGCTGCGTTCCGCCCGCTCCAAGATGGGCTTGCGTTCGGCAGCGAACGCCGCCCGGTCGGTGGCGAGCGTGAGCATCAGTCCTCCAACGTCCGCAGCGTCTGGCTGTTCATGAACCGGACCATCGTGGCCCGGTCGTGCTCACGCTGGGACAGCAGCAGGCTGCGGCAGTACGCATCCAGACCAGCGGTGATGACGCGGCGCTGGATGTCCGGCACGTTCGCCATGACGCGGGGCAGACAGGTCCACGCATCTTCCAGCAGTTTGTCGAGGTCACGCGGGGTGGACGGCACGAACATGTAGGTGTCCGCTGCCGCGCAGGTCGGGCGGACCTGCTTCAACGAGCGGAGCCGGTTGCCTGCACGCTCCAACGCGCGGAACACGAGCACCTCCGCCGCCGCGTACAGGGAGGCTGACAAGTTGTCATCGTCCCGTTCCGGCAGGTCACGGTCAGGGTGGTCGTCCAGTGACCGGGTGCGAGGCGGCCCCTCAGTCGGCTGCTCGTCGGAGGTGGCCCTGATTTCGAGGATGCCGAGTGCGGCGAGAGCGTCCGCAACCTGCTCCGGGGTGGTCGAGCCGCCCGCGACCTTGCGGAGCATGAACTGCTTGAACGCATCGGCGTCCGGGGCGTCGTCCTCCTCGAATCCCGTCTCTCGACGCAGTGCCTTGCCGTCGAGTTCGCCACGGTCGTACAACTCGATGGCCTCGCGGGAGCGGTTCGGGCGAAGCCGCAGCGCGGTGGTGTCGTACGCAACGATTTCACCGGTGCCGCCGAGCAGCGGGGAGAGGTAGCCGATGGTCAGGGCGTTGGTGATGAGTTCCAGAAGCGGCTCGATGTGCGACTTGATGGAGGACTCCTCCATCTGCCACGACCCCCAGTGGTTCAGGGTGGCAGTGCCGAGCAGCACCTCTGGTGGCATGTCGAGGCCGAGCGCAAGACGGCGGATCGCTTCGGTGCGAAGTTCGACAGCGTGGTTGTCGAGTTCGGTCCAGAACTTCAAGTGCTCGATCTTGCCGACGAGTTCATCGGGCACGGTGACGACGATGGGCACCAGCGCGGCAGGGGAGTCGGGGTTGGTGATCGGGGTGGTCATGGCGTCCCCGAGGACGGACATGAACACGTCAGCGTTGGACGCGCCTTCGGGCAGGTTGGAGTCGGCTGGGGCGGTGGGGAACGTCATGCCCTGCGGCAGTTGGAGGATGCCCGCACCCGCAAGACGCGAGGTGACCTGAGCCATGATGTGTCGGGTGAGGAACTCGATTTCCCGCAGGATCGGCAGGAGCGCCCGCACGGGGGAGTCGGCCTCGATGCGGCGGCGGGGGTGGGGTCGCCAGATGCGGATGATGACGGCGTCGTCGTCGAGTTCGAGGGGGCGTTCGCCGTCGCCGTAGTCGATGAACCACCGCTTGCCACGGTGCTTCATTTCCTGCGTGCCGACGATTTCCCACACGTCCCCATCTACGGGGTTCTCGCCGCGTTCGGGCACGGGCTTGCGACCGACGAGATACCCCTCGCCCGCGACGGTCAGGTGCATGCCCAGTGCGGACAGCATCTGTGACTGGCCCTCGGGTCCGTTGAACAGGTCGTCAACGGCGACTACGGCAGGCCCGGACAGGGCACGCTCCACGCCGTTGTCGCTGCGGACTGCTGCGTGGAGTGTGGCGCGGGAGAGGACGTTGGACATCCAGTTCGAGGCGTACCGTAGTTCGCCGCAGATGTCGTAGTGTCTCCATGCCTCGGCCTGCCAGTCGTTCGGCCGCTGGTAGACACGGTTGACGCGGCCGGGTAGGCGAACGGCCGAAGCCATGAGCGATGACGGTGCCAGCGGTGCCGCTTCACGCGATGCGGGCAACTGGTTGCTTCGGGGCATCTACCGTTCCTTCCTTAGTCCTCGTCGTGGAATACGACCCACGACACAATGTAGGAACCGGCGAGCCACCCGTTGAATACCCACCACGTCCAGTGGAAGTTTGACAGCAACGCCCACGCGAGGACAGCAGC